ATCTTCCTACATGAAAACGGAAAAGTAAAGTCCATTGGTGCTTATGTAAAGCGACTTAATAAACTAGATTATCATTTGCCAATAGTCAATAAAGCAGTTAGAGAATATTTTGTAAACGGTATTGAGCCTTATGACACTATAATGAACGAAAGAAAGATGATTGAATTTCAATTTGTTACAAAAGTCAGTAGCAAGTATGAGTACGCCATATATAAAGGCGAACCATTGACAAATAAAGTTTATAGGGTATTCGCAACTATTGGAGATGGGGGAACATTATATAAACAGCACAAAGAAAAAGAGATTGGTAGTATAGATAAAACAGCAGGTACACCAGAAAATTGTGTGATTGTAAATGAGGATATAACCGAGATGGAGACCCCTTGTTGGCTAGACCGACAATGGTATTTGGATTTAGCTGAAAAAAGAATTAAAGATTTTTTGGGGGAATAGTATTGACAAATTTGACGGGTTATGGTAATATAGTATTGTCAGAAAGAGGGGTGAGTGAATGGCGAAATTATTTAGGGGGTATTTACTAAGCAACGGTAAAACTCCCTTATCATCTGTAAAGGACAAGTCAAATTGGTTAGATACCCCTCCAGAGGGAGATTACCTAGGCATATTGCGAGAAGATATTGTCCAGATAGATGTTGACAGTGAAGATGATGCAGAAATTGTCTTGAGGGTTGTAAGGGATTTAAAACTAAGATGCGACATACTCAAAACAAGCAGGGGAATGCACTTTTATTTTCTGGATGACGGGTGGATAAAATCTCAATCCGTTGGAGTGTTCAGTGCGATGGGAATAAAAGTTGATGTTGGATTAGGTAGCAAAGATAGGGTAGTACCATTGAGGATTACCCGAGATGTGACAACCAAGCGTATTGTAGATGGTGAGCAAGTCGATGTGACAAGTCAACAGACCATTGAACGAGAGTGGTTACAGACATATTCAGAATTAGATGAGTTGCCAGTTTTCCTAAGACCGATTAGTAAATTTGACCCAGACTTAAAACATACGAAAACTAGGAATCAGACATTGTTCAACTACATTTTGGAACTCCAGAAGTATGGGTTGTCAAGAGAAGAAGTCCGAAAAATAATCAGGGTAGCTAATAAATATGTTCTGTATGAACCATTGACCGACAAGGAAATAGACACTATTACAAGGGATGAAGCGTTTTCCGAGGAAATATTTTTTAGTGAAAAGGGTGCATTTCTACATGATAGATTTGGAAATTATATGTTGGCGAATAGTAACATAATGAAGATTGATAATCAAGTCTGTATATACACTATGGACAATGTTTACAGTAATGACCCAGAAGAATTTGAACGAGTTATGTTGTCCAAGATACCAAGTCTGAAGGAATCCCAAAGGAAAGAAGTTTATAAGTATATTGTTTTAAAGACCACCAAGAAGGGTGAGTACGCAAGTCCAAAATATATTGGGTTGAAGAATAGTATATTGGATATTGAAACGATGGATGAGTTACCTTATAGTCCGAGATTGATTATTAACAATAGAGTAGATTACAACTATAATCCATATGCCTACCACGAGATTATGGATAAGACACTGAACAAGGTTAGTTGTAATGACCCCGAGATACGAATGTTGTTGGAAGAAATGATTGGGTATTCACTGTATAGAAAGAACAATATGCAGGTTGCCTTTATCCTAACAGGGGAGGGCAGTAACGGAAAATCCACTATCCTAAACCTAATCAAGAAATTATTGGGGAAACAAAACTATACCAGCTTGGACATACGAGAGTTGGAAGATACATTTAAACCAGCCGAATTATATAACAAACTTGCCAATATCGGGGATGACATAAGCAATAAATATTTAGAGGGTTCGAGTGTTTTCAAGAAGGTTGTAACTGGAGAATCCTTTGTAGCCCAGCGAAAATATGCTCAACCATTTGAATTGGAATCATATGCGACCCAGATATTTTGTGCGAATCAACTGCCGAATGTAAATGACCGAACAGATGGATTTAGTAGGAGATTGATAATTATCCCGTTCAATGCCAAGTTTAGTAGTAAAGACGCCGACTATGACCCATTTATTGAGGATAAGTTGATGCAACCCGAAGCAATGGAGTATCTACTTAAAATCTCCATAGATGGATTGAAACGAGTACTTTCCAGCAAACAATTCACCAAGTCCAGTAAAGCCGATTTGGAAAAAGAAGCTTATATGCTGGAAAACAACAATGTATTACAGTGGTTTTATGATGCCGACCCGAAAATAGAAAACGAGAGTACTAGCGATGTGTATCAACAATATCAGATGTGGTGTGGTAGAAATGGATATAAAGCACTTTCTAAGTCGAATTTAGGTAGGGAGATTAAAAAACAATACGGGTATAGCAGTAAGCCGATGAGTGTAGATGGTAATGTTGTCAGGGTGTATATAAAGGAGAGTGATTGAAGTGTACTATTATGAGATATTAGTGTCCAATGATAAGGATGATGCGTGGGATGGTATCGGTAGGTTAATGGGATTGTTTAACGATTTTTCAGTAGCAAATAGAATTGTTATAAATAATGAAACTGATATTTTTGAGTACACTTATAGATATGCTATGATTTCTGAATATGCTTATGGGATGTATCCAATTCCTATTGAAACAAAAATATATGAATATAATTTAGAGACTGGAAGATACGAGTTGCAAGGGGTAAGGGGTTGGTAATATTAAGGAGGTTTTTAAATGTGTAAGTGGTGTGAATCAGAAAATCTACACAGTATCCCATTAGACATATACTGGAAAGACAGTGGTTATGACTTGTATATTTATGATAATGGGGATTTAGATTTGTGGAGAATTGAGGAAAATGGCGGTTTAGACTTAACTGGTGGGGCTACATTTAAAATAAACTATTGTCCTATGTGTGGGAGGTTGCTATGGCAAAAGAAGTGATTATAATGGTGGGGAATAGAGAAGTTAAAGCATTGGAAACAGCTATAAATATTTTAACTGAAATAGACGATGAGAATAAAAAAGGAATGTACGTTTCTCCCAACCCAATAACAGATGCACTAGGGGGATTAAAATGGTTAAGGTTGTATATAAATAAAGAATTAAAGGAGAGTGAGTGATGAATCTCAATTTTAATATAAAATTTAAATATTTCGAGTTAAGGTCTGCACCTAAAAGATTAGCTAGATTTAGTGAAGATGATAAAAACCATACAATAGAATTAGTCAAGTGGAGCAAGGGGGAATATGGCGAGGATTTTTGTTTTACCCTTGCATACTGGGTGATGGATAGTGAGGGGTATAACTTGAAATTTGTAGGGAACAGAATGTTTGAGTATGTAAGTATTGAGCATTTAGAGGTTTTATGGGAGTTTATGGAAGTTGCCCAAGAAGTATTGGATGATTACTTTGAATCATTAAAGGAGAGTGACTAATGGAAATAATAATTACGAACGAAATTGAAGGTATAGAGTTGGGTGATTTAGTCATCTACAAGGGGATTGGAGATGCAGAATGGGTTTACGCTTTTATCATAAAAAATAATAATTCAACTAGCTACCCATACACAGTTGTAGACGCAAATACATTTGTAGAATTAAACGCATATTCTTCTTTATCAGCAATAAATCAATCAACTGCAAGATTCAAAAAAATTGGTAAAATAACTAGATTGGAGGTATAATATGGGATTGATATATGTAGAAACACTTGAAGTAGCAGGATTTTACCCAGCGTTTTATGGTATGAGAAATCCTTTTAACAGCCACTCAAAAATGGATAGCTATTCAGTTGAGCCAGATTTATTCGGTGAGACTTTTGTACTGGGTGAGAACGATAAACAACTTGCCAAGAAACTAATCAAAGGTGGTTCGGAACATCGGAAATTCCTAAGACAAATTAAGGTATTCGCAAACGTGACAATGCCGAGATATGTTTGGCAGGAGTTGGACACTTATAAATTCGGTACTAAAAATTCAGAATCCACGATACACACACTTTTCAAAGATGAGATTACCAAGGATGATTTCTACTTTGGGGATATGTATAATGGAGTGTATTCAAGGGTAGTCGATACGGTCATCCAAGAATTGAACTACCTAAGACAAATGTACGAGAATGAAAAGGATTATAAATATGTGGTAGCGATGAAGCGATTGTTACCAGAAAGTTTTATCCAGATGCGAACATGGGATACTAATTATGAAGAACTTATGAGAATGTACCACCAAAGAAAAAATCATAGGTTGAAAGATGAGTGGGGAGTGTTTACAGATTGGTGTGAAAGTTTACCGT